GAAAAGCAATAATAGATTTTGCCAATAAGACAGGTTATCACTTAACCAAACTGGCAATTCCCTTTGCTATGTTAAATCGTGACTTTGCTAAGGCACAGGAACTATGGGACCAAACCAGAGTGCCACCTGCGTTGAGTGATTTTGATGTAAAAATGAACAAATTAGCTGATTCAGTTAGAAAATTTTTTGAAGAAACAAATAATGCAAAAGATGGTACTGATGAATTAAAAGACAAAATAAAAGAAATCACACCTCTCTTTCCAGAATTAAGTCTTGCTATCGAAGGATTCGGCTTGGGTTTTGATAAAGTATTTGCCAACAGTGCAACCACATTAGGGAAATTTCAAAAACTAGGAGAGAAGGTAGGTAAAACATTAGAAGATGGATTGGTGGATGCCTTTATGAATATAAGAAAAGGGGCAGAAGGATTAAAGGATGTGATGGATTCAATTCTAAAAATGATCCTGGCAGAGTTGATTAGGGTGTTTATAGTTCAAGCGTCGATTACAGCAGTAAGATCGTGGTGGGCAGGTAGAGAACACGGCGGCCCTGTTAGTGCGGGCAAACCTTATCTTGTTGGAGAGAAAGGGCCAGAGTTATTCGTTCCTGGATCATCTGGTGGCATAGTTCCTAATAATCAACTGGCGGCAGCAGGTGGAGCCACTAATGTAAATATTTCTTATAATATAACGGCGTTTGATGCTCAAAGTGCAACAGTAGCTATCGCCGCACAAGCCCCAACTATTTTAGGAATCGTAGAACAATCATTTAGAAAGCGTGGGCGTAGAGGCCCACTAGGGCCATGAGTGGTACGTTTCCTAGTACCCCAACTCCACAATCTATTGAGGTTCAATCGTTGGAACCTACTTTGGTTTCCATTACCAGTAATTTAACCAGACAAGTACGTTCTAGGGGTGGTCAACGATGGGGATTTTCTGTTAGATTTGCTCCGATGGAAAGATCAAGTTTTGATCCTATCTTTGCTTTTTCATTAGCACAACGGGGTCAATACGAAACATTTACTTGGGTTCCAACCACTATTGGCACAACGAGGGGAGAAACGGGAGAATCGCCTGTAGTTTCTGCGGCGGCTAGTGTTGGAGCCAGTTCTTGTAGTGTGGATGGCTTAACAGTTTCAACTTCTAACATTTTAAGATCAGGAGATTTTTTTAAATTCTCAGGTCAAAATAAAATCTATATGTGTACTGCCGATATGAGTAGTGATGGATCGGGAGATGCGACTTTAAGTTTCGCCCCTAAGTTAGCAACTGCGGTAGCCGATAATGAAACGATTACGATAAACAGTGTGCCTTTTAATGTCTCTTTTACCTCAGACATTAGAAGTTACTCTACCAATGCAACCACTTATTATTCATACGAAGTAGAATTAGTTGAGGTTCCGTAAATGGCGAATCGGAGTAGTACGGCGGCTTTTCAAACGGAGATCGTCAAAAGCCAGAACCAACCTATACATCTAATTAAAATATATTTTGATGAACCAACGGGAACTCAATATTTAACGGATTCATTTATTTCGATTACTTATGATTCTAATACCTATTCCCCATTAGGATATTTTTTAAGTTTCAGTAATATAGAGGAAACAACGCAGTTAGTGATTAACAGCTTAACTTTAAATATATCAGGGGTAGATCAAGTTTATATTAACCACGTTTTATCAGAACGCTTTATTGATAGAAAGGTGGTTATTTATAAGGGTTTTTTAAGCACTTCCGATGATTCGTTAATTGCTGATCCAGTTTTAATTTTTCAAGGCAATATGGACACCCCTTCAATTCACGAAGCGGAAGATGAAGGAATATGTACTGTTTCTATTTCAGTAGCTAATCAATTTGTTGATTTTGAAAAAACTACAGGTCGTTACACCAATCAAGAATCACAACAATCAGTTTATCCAGGTGATTTGGGATTTAACTATGCGTCTGAAATTATTAAAGACATAGTATGGGGAGCAGAATTTGATCCAGGAACTAGGGTAACGGGAGCAGGAAGTTTAGCGGGAGAATTTGGTTCTGTTATAGATACTAGAGATGTAGGCACAGAAGAAATTTATGATTTAGATTTAGTGGGTCAGAACGTCACGATTAACACCGATGAAACGGCTACTATTAACGACATGGATCACACCCAAGAAGTAGATGATGTGGTAGTCATAACAGGAGCAACAGGCGATAACGCTGATGATATAAACGGAACTCATGTCGTAGTTTCTATCGGGTCAAACAGTTGGGATATTCCTTTTATTAGCGCTCCTGTCATTATTCCCTATGATGGTGGAGCTGAAATTCAAGTTAATGATGAATCAATATCGCCAGGTATAACGACAGTCGATACCAGTAATAAAACAAACACAATTATTATCCCTTCAAAAGAAGGGGCGATTAAAAATAATGTTCATCCAGGTACAACACAAGTTATTACCATAACCGATTCTGATGATGTTGGTGGGATTCCTGCCACTAAAATAAACGACAAGAATCATGAAGTAGTAGAGGTTAACGATACAAATTATGTAATAGCCATCGTTGAAAATGTTGAGACTACGGCTCCACCTATAAGCACTGACACTTCGGTTACGGATGCAGTAACAGTCAACGAAACCGATCATGGTCTATCCACTGGTGATTCGGTAGTGATTGCAGGATCAACTGATGTCGGTGGCGTTCCTGCGGATGAAATTAACGATACGCATACAGTAGGAGATGTTATTGATCCAAATGCTTTTCAAATAGCGGTAACAACCGAACCCACTTCAACTGTTACTTATGGTGGTGGGGATAGTGTAACTTTTGATGGTGTTGATCCTACACCACCACCGATCTCAACAACATCTTCTTCGGCTACTGTTACTGTTTATCAAACAGGACACGACTTAGTGGTGGATGATACCTTTTCTTTAGTAGGGACAATGGATGTGGGTGGTATTCCTCAAAACGTTTTAAATGATAACCACACAGTGGTCAGTGTTCCTGATACCAACAGCGTTACCTTTACAGCTTCCGAGACAGCTACGGAAACAACAACAGGTGGTGGAAAACAAGTCATTGTTAAATTACCCGTTAAAGCCACCAGTGCAACAACAGGTGGTGGGCCTAATATAAAAATACAAATTCCAGTTAAAAATAGAACGCATTTTTTAATTACGGGGTCAGCATGAGTTGGATTTGGAGTGCAATAGTTAATGCCGCTATCTGGATAGGGGGAAAGTTAATGGCTATGGGTGTGTCCCAAAATATAGCTGTGGCGATTGGTTATGTGATTGTGGGAACTGCCGCAATCGGGGGGGCTAAATGGTTGGGTGGTAGGTTAATAGATGTTCCAGACATAGGCTTGGGACAACAAGGGGCCACGATACTTGCAAATGCTCCATCTAATACGGCTCCCATACCTGTTATTTACGGGGCAAGAAGAGTGGGTGGAACTAGGGTCTTTATCGGAACTTCAAATGCTTATGACGATGATGGAAATTTTCTTTCAGCAAATTCTTTTTTAAATATGGTTTTTTCTATATGTGAAGGTCGAATTTCAGAATTTACAGCAGTTTATTTAAACAACGTAGAAGCGTGGCCCAATAAAGACCCAAGATTCGGCGATCAGGATGTGGCTTCTGACAAAACATGGGTTTATATAGAACCCCATCTTGGGTTGGAGGATCAACCTGTTTCTGCAAATTTAAAATATGTAGCGGGGTTCGGTGGTGGCACTTGGAGTTGGACAGATGCTTACAGATTAAGGGGTGTTGCTTATTGTTATGTAAGACTTCAATATAACACTGAAATATGGGCCTCTGGTGTTCCTACAGTAAGTTTTGACATAAAAGGAAAACATGTTCAAGACCCCAGGCAGACGGCTACTTCCACTGGCTTACCCATTGAGAGGTTTTCTAATAATCCTGCATTGTGTATTCGTGATTATTTAATAAGTAGCAACTACGGAAGGGCTATTGATTCTGCTTTAATTGATGATACTACTTTTGAATCTGCCGCCGATTATTGCGATGAAGTGGTTACATTTACTCAAACAGTGAGTGGAACAACAACCAGTGTGGCACAAAAACGATATACCTTAAACGGAGTTGTTAATACAGCAGAAACAAGCATAAACATTCTTGATAAAATGCTAACTACTTGCAGGGGTTCTTTAATCTTTAGTGGTGGAAAATACAAGTTAATTTTAGATAAACCCACTACTCCCGCCCTGACTTTTGATGAATCAAACATCATGCCCGATTATGAGATTATATTGGGTGGTAAAGAAAACTTAGCCAATAAAATAACAGCAGAATTTTTTAATCCTGATCGGGAATGGCAAGCGGATTTCTCCATAGTTGAATCATCAACTTATAAAGAACACGACAACGATTTACTGTTACATAAAAAAATAGAACTGCCCTTCACAGCAAATCTGCTTATGGCTAAATACATAGCCAACCAGAATTTAAAAATATCACGACAAAACGTAATTATTAGTTTTAAAACCACACAGGATTGATTATTGGCAGAAGTTGGAGATACGATTTATATTAAATTAGCTAATCCTGGTTGGGACACAATCAACGCAGGAGC